TATGGGATACCAAGAATGCGCTCATTTCAGATATCCAAAAGCGCGGTGTCATGATCAAGTACCAGAATGGTGAGAACCAGTGGGGTCACAAGAAGAACGACAGCGTGGGAAACCTTGTCAAGGTAAATAAGCAGATGCTGGAGCTATTAAAGGAGCTGGGATTGAGGGCTGCGGACTTCGAGGCTGATTCAGATGACGACGAGGAGATGTAGGTTATTTATTGATGAATATATAGAAGCTATTGAAAGCGGCGAGATACCTGCCTCCAGGCGGCTCCGGAAGGCTATGCCTTACATCAGATCTAAGCTAGATACACCGGGAGTGTATATTGATGAGGAAAAGGTGAAAAAGGCTGTCGAGCTCATCGAGAGGTATTTCGAGATTAAGTTGGTGCCTTGGGAGCTCTTTATCATTGCCCTTGTCCATGCCTACCATGAAGACGGTACGCTGGTATTCACAGAGATCTTCCTTCTAGTGGGCCGAGGCAACGGGAAAAACAAATTCATCTCAGGCTTGACCTGGTATCTGAGTACGCACTACCACGGAATCCCGGGTTACAACATCGACATCATAGCCAACAGTCAGGAACAGGCCATGACTTCCTTCAACGATATCTACGAAGTGCTGGAGCTGACCTGGGCCAAGTCCAAAAAGTTCTTTTATAAGACTAAGCAGATAATTGTGAACCTCAAGACCAACAGCTATATCAAGTACAACACCTCCAATTCTAGGACTAAAGACGGCCGCCGCTCTGCCTGTTTGGTGTTCGATGAGGTTCATGAGTATGAGGACTGGGACCTTATCAACGTGTTCCGAAGCGGATTCGGAAAGCGGGAGCATGCCCGGATTTTCTATATCACCACCAATGGCTACGTCCGCGGCGGTGTTTTAGATGAGCTCCTGGAGTTGTCGGATAAGGTGCTGTCAGGGGAGGTTACCACTCTACGATTCCTTCCTCTCATTTATGAAATTGACGAGGAGGAGGAGCGGGATGACCCGGCCATGTGGGTGAAGGCCAACCCTTCGCTGCCGTACTTCCCGACACTCAAGTTTCAGATGGAGCAGGAGTATGAATTGGCAAAGCACCAGCCCAGCATGGCTAGCGAGTTTATGACCAAGCGAATGAATCTACCGGCGGTGGACTCTTACACTGTGGTGGCTCCGTGGGAGAAGATCGTGGCCACTGACCAATCTATCCCTTGGAATGACCTTGAGGGCCAGCCCTGCATTGGGGCTTTCGACTATGCGCAGATTAACGACTTTGCTTCCTGCGGTCTGCTCTTTAAGTACAAAGGCAAGCGTTACTGGATAGAGCACACCTTTGTGTGCCATCTGGCGCTCAAGATGGAGAACCGGAAGATTAAGTTCCCGGTGGAAGAAATGGCGCAGCAGGGCCTGATCACGATAGTTTACGGCGATATTATCACACCGGAGCATATTGCGAACTGGTTCATCGAACAGGCCCGGAAGTACCATATTATCGATATTGTGGCAGACAGATACCGGGCCGAAGTTGTGCGCGATGCGTTTACTAAGGCTGGATTACCTTTAAGTATCATTCCTAGTGGTCCCATAACACATGCCAAGGTGGCACCCTTGATTACCACGATGTTCGCTGAAGAAACGATTATCTTTGGAGATAACCCAACTATGCGCTGGTATGTCAATAACACTTGTGTGGTGCTTGACCCTAAAGGGAATACCACTTACCACAAGATCGAGCCCAGGACCCGCAAGACAGACGGGTTCTTTGCTTTGATACATGCTTTGTCCAAAGACAGCGAGCTCCAAGACCCGGAGGATTTCAACATCCTGTCGTTTGGCGTTTACACGTATTAGAAGGGAGGGATTGAGGTATGAGCTTTTGGAAGTGGTTTTTTGACCAATTCGAGAAGGATGATAAGCTGAGCCTAAGTGCTGTAGTGGCCAAGCTCGCCACGGAGGTTTACTACAAAGAGTTGGCTGTCCAAGCCTGTGCTAACCTCATCGCCAAAACGATGGCCCGAGCTGAGTTTCGCACCTTCCTCAAGGGTCAAGAGGTCCGGGAAGATATGTACTATCTGCTTAATGTCGAGCCTAATCCCAACCAGAACGCCAGCGACTTCTGGCGGGACGCGGTGTACAGGGCTGTCACAGGGAATGAGGCCCTAATCATCATGGCTGACAATTACCTGTATCTGGCCGATTCCTGGAATGTCGTTCCGGGCACATTCGTTGAAAACCTCTACACTGAAATTAAATTAGGCGAACTGAGAGAACCACTCAAACGGCGGGAAAGTGAAGTGCTGCACCTGCGAATACACAACGAAAGGGCACAGCAAGTCATTGAGGGCCTTTATAACTCTTACAGCAAGCTCATCGCTGCGGCTCAGAAGCGCTACCGCAGAAATAGCTCCAAGCGGGGGTTCTTGGATCTGGGGACCAATTACCCACAAACTGAGAAGGCTCAGGCGGACCTTAAAGATTTGCTGGAGAATAGGTTCAAAACCTTTTTCCGGCACGAAGATGACGCTGTTCTTCCTTTGACAGGTGGGGCCAAGTGGCAGGAGCTGGAGGCCACCGGGCCCGCAGCTAGAGGAACGGTTGAAGGGCGGGACATCCGGGAGTTTATTGACGACATCTTCGACTTCACAGCTATAGCCTTCCAGGTGCCGCCGCAGCTACTGAAAGGAAACGTGGCTGATACCCACGAGGTTATGAAGAACTTCCTGACGTTCTGTATCAACCCACTGGCTGACATGATCGGCGATGAAATTAATCGCAAGATGTATGGCAGGAGGGACTTCAAGAAACGCAGCTACGTTAAGGTGGACACTACGCACATCCGTGCGGTGGATATTAAAGACGTTGCTGGTGCTTTGGATATCCTCTTCCGGATTGGTGCTTACACCATTGATGATTGTCTCAAGTATTTAGGCATGGAGTCTCTTGGTGGTGAGGTTGGCCAGCAGAGGTTCATCACTAAAAATTACGTGCCTATTGAGGAAATGTTGAAATCCGAGAATTAACAGAAGAAGGAAACCTACCGTTTAGCAGGTTTCCCATATTCTCGTAAAACAAGTTTAATCCTACGATGTAGGAGGTGTTATTATGAAAACAAAGGTCTGCACAAAGTGCGGCGAGAGACTCCCTGAAACAGCGGAGTTTTTTTCCGTTAGACAGAGGACGGTTAAAAAGTCGATGTAGGGAATGTTGCAATCAATATTACAGGGAGTACCATCAGAAGAACCGTGAAGCACAGTTGGAAAGGTTCAAAGAACACTACCGGAGAAACAAAAATCAGTATCAAATCTACAAAAGGCGGTACTACGAAGAAAATAAAGAACAGATTCTTGCCGATCAAAAAGCCTACTACGAAGAAAACGCAGAAATAATAAAAGTACGGATGAGGGAATACAGGAAAACCAACCCGGATTACAAAAAGTGCATAAAGCGGTGGAAGCAGAAAAACCGAGCTACTGTGAATGCCTACAACCAAAAACGAAAAGCCAGAAAAAGAAGGTTGCCGGCTACGCTTACACCTGAGCAGTGGGAAATCATAAAAGAGCATTTCAACAACTCTTGCGCCTATTGTGGGGAGAGCGAGGACTCGTTATTGGCCCGAGGGGTAGGACCTTTACACCAAGAACACTTTGTGTCTCTTGTGAAAGGAGGAGGGTACACCTACGACAATATCATTCCTGCGTGTGTGAGTTGCAATAGCAGTAAAAACGATAGTGACTTTTTTGAGTGGTATCCCAGCTGTGTTCATTATTCAAAGGAACGAGAAAAGAAAATTTTAGACCACCTTGGCTATCAGGGCGAGTAGAGGAGGTGGGGAGAATTGAAATTCTAACTATAGATAGAACGCTTAATGAAAGGGGTGACTCGATGAAAAGATATTGGCAGTTGGCCACCCAAGACAGAGAGGCGGCTCTTTATATCTACGGAGACATAGTGACCGAGGATTGGAAATGGCTTGAGTCTGACGTGAGTGGCCATGAATTGGTGCAGCAGCTGGACCAGCTGGATGTTGACCTAATTAACGTCTACATCAACAGCTACGGCGGATTCGTCAGCGAAGCCTGGGCTATCCATAATGCCCTAAAACGCCAGAAGGCCAAAATCAGAACCGTCTGCGAAGGCTTTGCCTGCTCTGCAGCGAGCTTAATTTTTATGGCCGGGGACGAGCGCATTATGTTGGACACTTCGGCGCTTTGGATTCACAACGTCCAAACCGTCGCCGCTGGTGACTACAAAAAGCTCCAAAGTGAGGCCGAAGGTGCCAAGAAACTCAATGAGCTCGGTATACAGATTTATTTGGAGTATGTGAACCTCTCTAAGGAAGAACTGGCAGAGATGATGGATAAGGAGACATGGATTTCCCCAACCGAAGCTCTGGAGTGGGGGTTCGCTACGGCTGTCCAGTCGGGAGGTGAGAGCAAGAAACCCACACAAAGTGCAAGAAAACGTATCTTCGACATGGTCTTCAAAGAATTGGACCGGCCGCTCACGGCACATGGGAACGTGCAGGTACCATCCGAGGAGCAGCTGGAAGAGTTCGCCAAACAGCTCCTGGTTAAGCTCCAGGCACAAGCTAACGAGACCGAACAAGAAGGTCCAGCTCCAGACCAGGAGCACCAAGGCTCTGAGAGTAAGGGTCTTTTCAATTTTCTGGCAGCGTTAGCTGACCGTATTTTAAAGGAGGATGAATAAGTTGAAAAACCTTGATTTGCTTAAACAGCAGAAGGCCGAGTTTGCGGCCAAGATGAAGGAAGCTGTCCAAAACAACAATGAGGAGGTTTTTGCTGAGGCCTTTATTGAGTTTGCCAACGCGGTACAAGAGGCAGTAATCGCCGAGGCCAAAGGTCTTGTGCAGGCGACTGACACCCAGATCCTGGCCGGACGCGGCGTGAGGGTTTTGACTAGCGAGGAACACACCTACTACCAGAAGCTCATCGAAGCCATGAGGTCTGACAACCCGAAGCAGGCACTCAGC